CGCCCCTCGCGGTTGAACAGCATCGCCCCCATCAGCGATCGACCCGCATCCCGCGCAGGAACTCGCGCGGGTCGCGGTGCCCGCGGGGCTCGATCCCGGACGGGCTCAGGCGCCGCTCGAGACGCTTGCGGACGTGGCGCAGCACCCGCGCGCCCGGGTAGATCTTCAGGTGCGCCTGCACCTGGCGCGGGTGCACGAGCAGGACCGCGCCCTCGGGATAGCACCGGTGGTTGCGGGGGCACGCGATCGTGCACGGGGGCACGTCGAGCTCCACGACCTCGACGACCCTGAACGGATCACGGGGACCCCGCTGGGATCCCCGCACCTCGATCCTCGGCCTCGCGGCCGCGTCGTTGATGATCTTCGCCGCGTCGTCCACGGCTCTCCTCCGTATGGGCTACCGGGGACCGGGCACGCTGTCGGCACGGAGGGACACCTCGAGCGCGCCCGGTGCCCCGGGAGCATCTGCGACCCCTTTGCCGGCCCGGTCTTCACCGGGCCGGCATAGAGGGATCACGAGGTGGCGTCGTTGTCCTGGACCTCGACTGCGTGGGTGGCGGCCCGGAGGCTCTTCACCCCGTAGAGGATGTCCACGGTCAGCTGCATGCCGAGGTAGTTCATGTTGTACCCGCGAAGGGCACGCATGCCCACCCCGTCCTCGCTGACGGTCGACCCGACGGCGCCGCTGCCAGCCGGGGGCATCGGCAGCATGCGCGTGCACAGGACGAAGGCGTCGCGGTGGAAGGCGATGCCGTGGTTGAGAGTCGGCGACACCGTCTGCACGACCTGCTGGTCCATGAAGAAGTCGAAGCCGTACTTCCGACCCAGGTTCGCCTCGATCACGGCGATCCGGCTGACGTCCCCGCCGAAGTCGGAGCTCGTGAACGCGGCGCGAAGCAGGAGGCTGGCCTCCGCCCCGGAAGCGATCACGAACACGCGGCCACGCTGCGGGCACTTCAGGTCGTTCAGGGCCTTCCGGGCGGCCACGACCACCGGCACGTCCAGGTAGGCCGCGGAGCCCACCGTCGAGCCGGCGTCCGTGTAGAGCGCCAGGAGGTCCGAGTCGATCTGCTCGCCGATCACGATCGCCGCGTCCTCGACGTAGTTGATCGCGTCGTCGATCGCCTTCGCGCTGGCGACGTCCTCGATCAGCATGGACACTTCCTTGTGCTTGTCGAGGACCACCGCCGTCTTGGTGTTGGTCGGGGTCTGCAGGGTCACTCCGCCGTTGGCGGCCTTGTCGTTCACCGACAGTCCGCCGCGGGAGATCACGTTGACCGTGTCGCCCATGACGGCCACGAGGTTGTCGAAGTCGCGACGCACGAGCTGCGCCATGACCGTGTTCGCCTTGAGCGCGCCGAGCGCGGTCGCGGCCCAGAACTCGGGGATGGCAACGTCGACTTCGGTCACGGTGATGTTCGCCATGACTTGGTTCCTTCACTTTCGGGTTTCGTTTGCTGGTCTGCCAACCCCGTCGCTGCTTCGTGGGAGCCCGGGACTACCTGCGCTGCCGAAGGTCGGCAACAATCTCGTGACGCCGCGCGAACACTTCGCTCGGCTTCATGTCCTTGGTGTCGATCCCGGAGGACGGTCCCTCCCCGCCGGCGTCATCGCCGGAACCCTGGCCACTGCCAGTGCGACCCGAGGAACGCTTGTGCCTCGGGTTCTGATCGAGCCACTGCACCCCGTACTTGCCGGGCGCGAGTGGCTCCCCGTCAGCGTCGACGTCCAGGAGAACTGTCTTCTTCACCGGATCGACGCACACGTATCGTTCGGACTCATCGTCCCACTTGAAGCATCCCCGGGCGTTCATCAGCGTGAACACCTCCTCGGGGTTCGCGGCGATGCCCGAAATGGGAGTCACGACGTCGCCCTTGAGGCCGGCGAGCCGCATTCCCTCGACCTTCGCGGACAGGGACGTTTCCTTCGCCCGCTGCGCCGCCTCGAGGGTCTTGACGCGCTCCTCGTACCCCGCCTTGATGTCGGCGAGCTTCTTCTGGTACTCCGCCTTCGCGTCGGGGTCGTCGGCGCCCTTGCCCTTCTTCTGCTGCGCGGCCGCTTCTGCCTCGAGCCACGTCTTCATGCCGCGGAGCTCGACCAGCTCCTTCTCCATGGACTCGACTTCCTTGGCCTCCTTGGAGTTCTTCGCGCCGCGCGCGAACGCCTTTCCCATCAGCTCCTCGAGCTTCTCCTGGGTCAGCGTGATCTCCTTGAGCTTGGAGTCGTCCTTGGGGTCCTTCGGGGGATCCTTGGGATCCTTGTCGTCCTTGTCGGCCATCTGCTGCCTTCCTCCGTTATCAGAAAATCGACGGGTCACCCCGTCCATGCAGCGCGAAGTTTACTCCACGCCCCCGCGGGTCGTCAACGGCTGGGCCGCTGGTCGAGCTCGCCGCGGTCCGCCGACGCCGCCTGCTGACGAGTCGGGCGCGTGGGCGGACCGACGCCGGGCCCGCGTGCGCCGCCGCCGGGCCCGCGCGCCGACGGGTCGCGCTCGCTCTGCGGGCGACCCGGATCCATGTCGGGATCCGCCGCCGGGTCGAGCCCGCGGCTCGCCGCGCGCTTCTCCTTCGCCAGGTGCTCGTCGACCTCCTCGTACATCACGTCGAGCTGCTTGTCGCTCGCGTTGGGGAACTGCTTCTTCAGCAGCTTCTTCCGCAGCTCAGCGCGCGCCGTCGGACTCCAGTAGTCGAACTCCTCGGACCGCACTCCGATGTCGAGTTCCTCGAGGAGCCCGGAGATGTCGAAGTCGTCCGGATAGCTCACCAGGTCGGTCGGCACGTCGGTCTCCTCGCTGGGCAGCTCCATCCACTTGGACACCACAGCGGCCGCCCACCACTCCGCGAACTCGAGCTCACCGGCGACGAACGCGAGCACCTTGTTCAGCCGGTCGAAGTCGTACGCCTTCGAGGTGCCGGACTGCGTGCGCACCTCGCGGCCCACCTCGCCGAGCAGCCCGGCGATCCGGTAGATCTCCGTGATCTCGTCCTTGATGATGTTCCTGATGGCGTCGACCTGCGTCGCGTCGGGCGAGATGTACTTGGGCGGGTGCTGCGTGTTCCCGTTGAACAGGAACACCCGCTTGGTCCCCATCTCAATGACCCGCTTCCGCGCCTCCTCCTGCGCGTTCTGCGCAACCGTCACACTCCCGCCGACCTCCTCGGCGCGACCGGGGTCGTTGAGCAGCACCGCGTCGGCCGGCATCGTGAGCTGAGAGAACGTCTGGTCGAGCACGATCGTGTCGAGCTGCGACTGCTTGTTGAACACGTCGCGGTCGAGGTACGCGATGTCGTCCACCAACCCGGGTGCGACGAACAGGTCCTCCGAATCGGCGAATCGCACCTGGTGGAACGGAACGATCCCGAGGCCGTGCTCGCCGCTCATGTTCGGGATGGCCGCGAACGACGCCGTGGTGCTGCCCTTCTGCCGAGGGAGCTTCTTGAACGCGTAGAACCGGTTCCGGTCCCACACCGTGTAGACGTCGTACTTGACCGGCGGCCGCATGGGGTCGTCGTCCTCGCGGACGGTGTCCCGCACCATGATCCACTTGAGCAGCCCGCGGTCTGTGAATCCGCCATCGAGCACGTCGAACGGGAAGTAGTTGCGCACGTACGGAAGCCCGCGATCCAGCTCGTCCTCGAAGTTGGTGAACTCCTCGCGGGGCTTGTCGATCAGCAGCCACGTGGTCCCGAAGGTCTCCGCCCACTGCAGCGCGGTCGACATCACCCGGTCGACGTCGCGCCCGCGCCCGTCCGCGTTCCTCCAGAATCGGCGCACCGCCTCCGATGCGACCTCCGTCCGGCGCATCGGGGGCTTCTTTGCAACGAAGCTCTTGATCTGGTCGACCACCTTCCGCACGTAGTTCGTGCGGTGGCCCCGCATCATCCGATCGACCCACTCGTCCGGCCCCTCCTTGAAGTACTTGAAGAGGTTCGTGTCGCCGAGACGCCCGGCGTGGTTCGACTGCCCGGTCGGCCGCGGGTTGTCGATGCCCTTGTAGAGGTACTCCGGCCCGCCCACGTAGCTCTCGAGCAGGAATCGCCAGTGCTTCTCAAAGAGGTTGAACCGGGGATGACGCCGCTCGGTGGGGTCGTAGGTCTTCGGTGCGTCACCCCGCTCGGTGCGCCGGTAGGCCCTCGACGCGGCGGCGTCTGAAACAGTCGGCGTGCGCGCCATGCAGCGCTCCTCGTGCAGGTGCGACCGCTAGTATACCGAGTCTAGGGAAGGTTCGCGCCGACCAGCGGAACGCCGCTCGTCCGCATGCGCATCTGCCACGCGATTGCGGCGGCCATCACCCGGTCGTCGTAGCACCCGGACTGGGCCGCCTGCTTGCCGTGCCGGCCGCGCACGAACGTCATGCACTCCGCCAGGAAGTTCGG